GAAATAGGTTATGGGTGTATCCGGCAGTTCCCTCATGGAGAGGAGTTACACTAACCCCTCCAGGCACGGGTTCCAAACCGTGCCCCGCCCGTCTGGAAAGTTGAACTACCAGACGGGAGCCTTCACGAGCTTCATACGAACGGCTCGTGGACGTCCGCTCCGAGTCAAGTGGTCGCTCTCCTTTGATGGGGAGAGAAAATACTTGAGCAAGGCGCGCGGTCCGTCCAGTTGGTTAACTGGACTTTTCGCGACTGCTACGTACCCAACTGCAACGGGTACATGCAGATCTTGGTCCCAACCATCCCCTGAGGGACGGTCGAGACTTAAGCGCCCAACGAGAGGTGACGAAGATTCGACGATAGGATAATGTCCATGGGTTACCCCTAGGAGTATCCCGTCGAAGAATCCCACAGCAGCCACAAAACCAGCTTCGAAAAACTGGTTGCGAGTGCTTGACGTGGAAATCACATCAGTTGCGGAACGCAGGTTGTCAGGAAACTCTGAACGGACCTTGACGTGTGTAACGTCTCGGCCTCGCCAGTAGTCCTTGCCGCAAGACTCTCTGAACTCGCCAGTCCAGAAAGACTTGCGCCGATTGACCTTGAACCCGAAGGTCTCTAGTAAATCGGCAACCTGTTCAGCACAATCTACAGGGACAATAATGTCATCCCCGTAGACACGCACCAACCCTCGCAGCGAGCGTAAAGACTTCGCTGTGAGGGGCAAGGATCTCACTCTGCAGACCCCGAGGAGACTGATGGCAGAAAACACCATCGCCTCTATAGGGAATGTTAGAGCTGAACCCATCGACGCAAACTTGGCGAGCGTAATGATACGCCCGTCAGGCAGACCGGCACGAGTCGAGCGGCAAGCCTGAATCCCCTCAAGAAAATGAGGAAAATCGGCGAACAGCTCTTCTACTAGCCAGTTGGCAACTCGATCAGAAGCTTCGCTAAGATCTAGCGTAGCCTGACCTCCACCGCATGAACCGAGCGCCGCAAGGCGCTGGTTCGGCTCTTGGTCTGTGAATCCAACGAACTCCTTCGAGCTCGCTGCCTTCTCTAGACCAAGTACGAGACTGCGCATGAACGCCTGCTGCACAAACTGCATGCAGGTAGGTTCAATAGCAATAACTCGTGGTGTTGCCTGCGTCTTAGGGACGAGGATGACCTTTACAGGTCGTTCGTCCTCTGGGGTTCGGAACACGATCGACTCCGTAGAGTCACGGTAGATGAGGTCGTTTGCGTAAAGGTACTCCCCAACAGGGAATACCGTCTGCAAACGTTCTGTCCATTCCGTCAGGAGCCACTTTTCGTTGCCGATGAGTTTGTCGGCAGTGGCACCCGGGCCGTGCTTCGGAAGGAGCGTGCCTTCAAAGACCTCGCGGTCAGTGTTGGTCAAAGCTCCAGCAAAAGCTAGCGTGATCATCTTCTTGACGTCAGAGACGTCGTGAAGAGAGGGGAAGTTCTCCCCTTGAAGATGATCAACTAGTTCCAGATCCGTCGCCACATAGGCGTCTAGCGCTTTGCGGTTATTGGCTTCTGAAGCCAGCCGCTTCTCCTTCGAGTAGAGACCCGAAAGTTGGAGAATTGCGTGGACGCACTCTGCAGCCCAATCTTCGTCGTACGTGCGAAAGTTGGCTTCACGATATGAGGATTCTTTCACTGTGTGAAATTCCTCCACGTGTCCCGGACGACGCTCAACCCACCCTTGTAAGGATGAGTTGGCTTCGCCCGAACCTCCAACAATGCATGGATGTTCGACGTAGGGCTCTGTTGAGCAGGTGTGGCGTGCTGCAAAGACAATCTGCAAGGCCCAGTGTAAAAACTTGGGCCCGTCCTTGAAGTGACGATGGGCGGAACCGGAGTATGAAGTCCGGGACCACCCTTCGAAATCCGAAGGGAGCAGACAACCCCGGTCGAGAGCTCGCAAGAACTCTTTTCCGAAGGTTGGAAGGGTCAGAGTAAAGAAACTCTGTCCTTCTGTCTCCGCTCTTTTCGCGACGGTTCCAATGTCGCGAATCGAGGTGCTCACGATGGACCAAAAGACTTGGTTCTCGTGAACACTCTGGGGTGCTGTGGCTGCGCATTTGTCCACCATATCTTCGTGGACAGCACGCCATAGGTCTATCCGGTCATTCAAACTACTCACCCTTTCTGGGGGCTAGGTAGAGACCGCCGATGGGATCCCGTTTTGCGTTGTGAGACCCCTTGTTTCTAAGGGGCTCTCCTACGACTCGCCATTCAGGAACTTATCCTGATTGCCGGCAACCTTGATGAAGTCTGCAGCAGCGCTAAGCATGTACTTCTGCTCCGCAAGCGGAACAGTGAGTCCAGCAGGCGCGTTGTAGACGATCCAGACGCTGTCGGTGACCGGCGTCGAGAGGCCCGTGAGGGCATCGACGCGAAGAACGGTCCGGTCGAGTCGCACCATGCGGGAGGCCCGCTTCTTGATCACATGTGAGATCTTGAAGGCGAGGCCATCCGCTGCAAGCTCGTAAGAGCTCCAACGATCGCCGCTGTTGACCCTCGAAAGGGTCTTGGCGACTGCGTTGATGGTGACGGAGATGGGATCAGAAAATGCCATCGGAAGAATCCTTCTGGTGTGGTTTCGCACTATTGAATAGTGCGGATCAGACAACAGTCGGTTGACTGCTGACATGGACGGGCGCCTCACGGCGAGCCTGTCTGCGTGCTACCTTCGGCTTAGGCCGAGGGCAACCAGGATGGAGAGTTGCTTCTGGGTTAAACCAGAAGTGTTCACTCCAAATCCGAAAGGTGAGGCTGCAATACGTCTTTGAACGACGTATTGGACTTGGTCCCCTATTGCTAGGGGTTTCCAAGTACCGTTTGCCCAGACTTTAAAGTCTAGGCGCGAGTCTATCGTGATTGTCTTTTCAGACATGATATACCCGTACGGCATGACCATTCCATTCGTGAGGAAGGTGTTCGTGTTTTCGAACAAATCCCCCAGGTTGGAAAAGTAGTCAACCAGCCACGACCACGGTGTGAGTTGATAGATAGTATCAACTCCGGGCTGCAAGCCATAAAGCTTGTCCAGCCGCGCAAGATTGACTCCGAACGGACTCTCCTTTGGGAGATAGTACGTGAAGGAGCCAGAAAACCACGTCCTTTTTGAGGTTGTGGTGACTTGCGACAACGTGCCAGGTTGAACGAGATTACCGTTGATGGGATCGTAAGATCCCGAGGTAATCGTGAGTCCGATGGGTACACCAGATCCTACTGTCGTCACGGTTGTGACTTCAGGAGGAAATGTGTACTTACGTCGAACTCCCTTTCCGCTGTTCTTAGCGTACTGAGCCCAGAGGGCGTCAGCTTTGCTAATAACAGCCCGCATATCGCGTACATCAGAGGCAATCGGGGCGATTCCGAACTGGTAGTTCAGATATTCGCTTGAAAGCCCTCCTGAGCGGCCGGGAATGGACGGTAGTCCTTCTCTAAACAGCTCAGCAAGTGATGTGGAAAGATCAACCAATGGGTTGGTGGGTGCGACTCTTGAGATTGCAGTAGCTCCATCGCGCAACATCTGAAGATCAGATGCTGGCGGGAGCTTACTCTCAAGCCAAGCTTGTTCTCCTTCTTTCGAAGTGAGAGCTTGGGACACGAGTGCGGCTGCGCCTGTAGAGGCGTAGTGTAATCCGCTACTCTGCTCAAGCTGGTCGTTGGTACTGGGTATCGACTTGATTTCTCGAGTGATATCCAAGTACTTTCCACCAGTGACGGTAGCTCGAGAGCTCCGCCAAGCACCACCGATGTCAAAGTCAACCTTACCAAGAAGATGATAAGGATGACCCAGAGACTCAATGACTTGACGCTCCTTAGCTCCCACGGCGAAGCCGTGTTTGATAATGGGCGCAGTCTTCTTCCCTCTAATGGAGGAGTAGGGCTCAACACTTCGTTGATACCTCCCCTCCATTTTGGGTCGAGTTTGGTTCCGGGCGGTTAAATCACCACCCGAATCCCAACTTGAGCTCATGATGTGTGTTCCTTTCGTAGAGATTGGGATGCGCTGGTACACACCCCGGGGGGCCCTGAAAGGGGCC